CTTCGAACCTATCATAGCCACCCCAATGGCTGTACAAATTTACAGATAAGTTTTTATCTTGTTTAATTGTATATACGACTCTGTCTCCCATTAGTCAATGTCTCCTTCAAAGTCAATAACAATCTTAGCAATTCTGTTGTTCTCATCGAACTCAGCATAGACAGGATACATACCGTCTCCATATCCAGTTGAAAAGGCGACGGCAGTTTTATAGCCCAACTCTCCATAACCTTTTTCTATAGTAACTCCACAGGCACCTAAGTATGAATACTGTCCTGCTTTGGTTTTGTGATTATCAAAGGGTTCTACATTATCGTTCCATGTTTCCCAGTCAGTTAGATAGCAAGGGTCGCCAACAATGGCTTGTCCACTATCTACGGTGAAAGACCCTATGTGGGTCTGTTCTTTAGTGTTCATTATTTTCCTTTCTATCGGTTTGCTTAATTTTATCAAAATCTAGGTCTAATGTCAACTGCTCATAGATCTGGATCAATCTCTGTTCTCCCTCTCTTCTATAGCAAATGATAATTGATATGTCAGACTATATAAATAAGCAAGAGCGTCTACCTGTCCCTCCCAATATTTACGCTCCATAGAATCCATTGCGTCACTATAGTCAGTCTCTTCTTCAACACGTTGGGCCTCTTCTAAATGTACTTCTGCTTCAAGTAATAATACTTTTAGTTCTCCATGCATAACATCCAAACCAGAGGTGCCTAACTCTATGGCCTTCTTTATCTGAGGTGTTAGCAGCATGTCATTTCTAATTTGCATTTTCTTCTTCCTTTTCCATGATTATAGCAATTATATGGGATGTGGCACTGGCTTGTCCACTTACAAAGTTATATTCAATATCTAATTCAGCAAAATCTTTTGAGGCAGGGTCCAGTGCGTCCATTTGCTCAGACAACTTCTCTAGGTCCTGATTCAAAGATTGCATGTGTAGTTGTAGATAGTTCTTTATATAATCAAGCATTTGCTTCCTCTCTGTGTTGTTCACATGTTTCGTCTGCTTCATTATACCCACAACTAGGGCAGGTATCAAATTCACATTCTTCACAGTATGGAGTATCTTCTTCTATGTGGTCACACTCTCTACATTTCCAACCATATATTTCTATATCGCTACCCTCGCCACCCTCAAAGACAGTCTCGCCACCCCAACCTGTTTCTTCCTCATATGACAGAGTAAGGACTAGACTAGGATATTGCTCTGATAGTTTTGCAATAGCAGGCAATGGTGGGGACCACGCTGTATTGAAACGGTATGCAAGAGAATCATCAGTCTCTTCCATTAGTTCTGTATCTGAATACTCTTTATCATCATGAACAGCAACATCCCATTTGGTGCCCCAGTTTGTTACATTCCAGTCATACCAGTTATTACCTGAGAAATCTAATGGAGATTTACTGTGGTCAGGTTGCTTTATATATTCCTCATCACTAATACCTGCTTGTCTATGATTATATATATTATGAAATGCAAAGACAGGATTGTTATAGGTAAAATCCTTTACTTCCATTTCACATGTTTCAGAGTTCCAGTTGTCGTGCTTCTGGACAAATGGTCTATTTAGCATTCTTTTTACATCTGCAATTAGTGCAGGGTCGCCTTCTATAGATAGCGAGTTATATACCCAATTGGGCATGATGATTCCTTTCTGTTGGTAGTATTATTCTAACAAAAATGGCACGGTATGTCAAACACGTCCCTCTGCCAATAGCCCTAGTAATAGATCCTCTAACTGCCTCAATACTTCTCTATCCTCAGCAGCAAATTTGGTATCTTTTATATGATGATGAATAGCATAGTTAAGAACTGTTACCATGTTTTCTACATCTTCTGTTTTATACCCTAACATTATTCTAAATACCCTTCATAGTGAATCTTACATCTATCTTCAATTGTGTCGTCAACATCTACATCATTTTTACATATAATACATTTAATTATTTGCATTATGCATTTTCCCTTTCTGTGGTAATAATATAATAGCAAAATTCGGGGAAAAAATCAAGTCCTTCTTAATAAAATAAAAATATTACACAATACAAATAAACATTTTGCGGCAAATTTTATTTGCGATGCGTACGAGATTTGAACTCGTGATCTCCACCGTGACAGGGTGGCGAATTAACCAAACTATTCTAACGCACCAAAAAAATATTGAGCAGTTTATACTCGTGCTCAGGAGTTGCGATTACTTACGCAATCGCTAGAACGTCCTTTACAACTTTTAGCAGACGATTTTTTTCTGCTGTAATTGTTGCGTCAAAACCACTAGCAGCAGCGAGAATACTCTCGTTATTGCCACCACGAGCAGACCTGTGCCAATCTAATCTCTCTGTGAGAGCATTGAACGCACCCCAAGCAGAGCCAGCAATCATGCCGTTATATTCGCCTGTGTAAATATCGTTGATAACATCAACTTTATTTTCCCACTTCTTTATAGCACCCTTAGAGTCTTTCTCAGGTTTAGGATAAGCAGCGAGAATAATCTCGTTGAATTGAGCAGCAGTGATTTCTTTCTCAATCATAGCCTTAGCCATAACATCAAAAGCGTCCATGTATTTATTCGCAAGACCTAGTGTCTCACGAGCAATAGCAATTTTTCCGTCAGCAGATTGAGTGTGACGAATTTTGAAAGATTGCTTGATAGCATTTTTGCCACGTTTAGCACCTAACGCAAGATTGAGAGTGTTAGCACACACAACACGAACGGGAGTGATTGACGCTTGAATAGCAATAGAGCCGTCATGTGACGTATTGATAAGAAGATAAGTCTTTACCTTATCTGCCACACCTGTCGGGTCTAATACTGTCTCACGCTCAAGGGCAAGAGAACCGAATACAACACGACCACCACGAATAGAGCCAGCCGTTTCCCAACGACCACCACCATCTAGGATATTATCACCGAAAGCGAATAGTTCTTCGTTTTGAACGGGAACATATCGCTCACCAACGACACCGAGAACATCTACCTGTAATTTATTGGTAGGATTTGTTCTTACAACATATTGATAAGATTTATCTGATGTAAGAGTATTTGGAATTTCAACATCTACCAATCTAACATTCCAATTATTTAGATTAGCAGCAGCAAGCATTTCTGCCGTATTTTTTTCTTCTGTGAAAACTGTGCCTAAGCCATGCCAAGCAGGTTCTCTGAAAGAAGCGAAAGAAGCAACGCCATTTTGCGTTTCTAATTCGTGAGCCATTTATTTTTTCCTTTCATTAGTTATTTACACCAATTCTATCAAACATGGCTGACAATGTCAAACTATATTGGGGAAAAGTCCCGACACGCCGTAAACTTGACAAAAACAGATCTTGCGTGGCGGCAAATTAAAATTTATAGAGCAGTTTACATGGACGTGCTCAGGTCCCTTTTTGGATAGCCCCCTATCGCAAAATTGTTACATCATCAACATCAACAGTATTAATATCAATATCATGTGACCACGAATTTATATCAACATTGAAATCGACATTGTTAATGTCAAATTCAGAAAGGTCTGAAAGTGGAACTGAGATTGTTCCTGAAAATGTTGCAGTTCCCTCGAACTCAATTTCCTTAGTTGGATTGAATCCAAATATATCACATAGTTCAGAGACAATATCTTCTGCATCCATTTCTAAATAATCAGCCAGCCTGCTTTCTACATGGCCAACTTTTTCTACATACTCATTCAGCCTCTTAGACTTACTACGAGCATTCTCCAGTTCCCATTCAAGGTCTGTCACCTTTACGGTGGGGTACTTAACGGTTTGGTCCGTTGCATTTAAATCAATAACCTTGTAGGTTACCAACTGGTTAGGGTTGTAGTGCACAGGGGCCTCTACGATATTAGTCGTTTCCATTTGTAAATTCCTCTCCTAATTTATCAAATTCTTTAATGGTTTCTAGCATAACATCTAATTGTTCTTGTGTCAAAAGAACATGAGTGACAAGAGTAGTAGTCATAGATGATAAAGCAGCAGAATATTGAAATAGAGCATGAGCAAATTCCTCATCTGACATTTCGTTTCTTGAATGATGAACATAAGCAGCCAAACTCATTATCGTTTCATCATGAACGGCTTCTTGTGTTGCGTTCTGTAGTTCTAGCATTGTTGCTATCACGGGGCTTTCCTTTCTGTTTGTTATTTACTAAGTCTAGCAGAAATCAGGGAAAAATACAAATCGGCCCTTAAAGATCCCCAGGCGTGTTGTTTGTGATAAATCTCACTTTGCGGCAAATTTTTGGGAGCAGTTTATTGTCATGCTCAGGACAATCTCTCTAGGAATAACTGCAAGGATTTTTTAGATCACTTCATTTGTTAGCAGTGCTTATCAAGAGAGAAACTAGATTGTTTTTACCATAGCAAAGCGTTGCTGACCATTTGCCAAGCGTAGCATTACCTTAGTGACATTTTTGGTTTGTGGAACAAACTTTTCAATTCGTCCTGTGATACCTGTTTTGCTGGTAGTGAATAAATCTCCTACCTGATAGGTATAGCCTCCGAGTGTCATTTGTTTTCCTTTCTGTTGGTGTTATTACTATTTTAGCAGGGGGATTAGATTTTGTCCAATCCCCCCACAATTTTACAAGTATCTAGCGATAGCGTTGTAAGTAGATGTAGAAACTACTTCCTCATCTGTCATCTTGAGAATACGGATAGCGTTCTCAATTTCCTCTACCATTTCACGATACTGCCAATCATGGTAAGTTTCGTAGTCCTTTTTAGGTTCATCAGGTAGCGTGATAGTTCCAGCAGGTAAGTTGAAATCAACATTTATTACGCCATTGTAGCGTTTATTTGCTGATAGGTTTTCTGCTTTAGAGATTTGAGCAAGGGCAAGTTTCGCAACTTCCTTATTCCACTTTTCTTGGGCTTTCTCAAACTTAGCCTCGTTAGTTGCTTGGTTCTCTTTATCCTTTTGGAGTTGAGCCAATTTAGTTTCTAGTGCCTTGATTACCTTAGTAGTGGCAATCTTGACGCTAATTGCTTTTTGGTTTCTAGCCATTGGGTTTTTCCTTTCTGTTTTGGGGTATCTATCCTAGCATTTCTAGGTAGAAAAATCAAGTGAGCAGTTTAGCCTTCTCATGCTCAGGAGAGGTGAAAGGCTTACGCCTTCCAAGTTGTCCAGCGTGTAGCACCTTCTACATCTAACTTCACACGAACAGTTCCGTTAGCGTTTGGCACGATTTCCTTGATAACACCTGTCACCTTTGACTTCTGTGAGGTGTAGGTATCGCCTACCTTATAGGTTGCTGATTTTCTTCCCATTTGTATTTCTCCTTTTTCTAGTGTTTTCATTACTGTCTTATTATGACATTTTTGGTATTTATTTGTCAAGTCCAAAATACCAAAATCTCATTATTTGAGATTATTGCCCTAGCCCTGCGAATACCAAGACTAGGAAAATAACTGATAGTATTATTATTGTTTCCACAATCCCCCTACCTTTTTTTGGCTGAGAATACGATATCTGCCTTGTTGTCTATGCAGAGACTACATTTTACACAAGCAGAGCCTTCCTTGTCAATTAGAGGGATAGCCTTTTTATTTTCAGGGCACTTTGCACCTACCTTGCCAATCATAGCCTTCATATCTGCCTGCCCAATTGCGAAGGTATCTGCAAGGTATGCTAACTTAATTCCTTTATCTTTATTAAGATTAATTGCAATCTCTTTATTGTCTTTATCTGTAGAGAAATAGAGAGATAGGTTTTCTATATCTTTAAGCATATTGGCAGCACTAGCCACTCTTGTATATACCCAGAATTTTACATCAGGGTTATTTAGAATTACATGCTTCCATGCAAAAGTATATTCATCGTTAAAGAAATCACCATCCCAGTGAATACGGAATAGTTTGGGTGCGTCTTTCTTATCACAATCTTTCTTGAAATCATCAATCATATCTTGCAACAAGGTTTCCATAGTGTCATGGTCTGCGTCTTTAAGTAAATTCCAGTTATGGATTAATACATCTTTTACGCCTTTGTATACTCTTTCAAGTTTTCCTGCGTAGCATACACTCTCACAAGTGGCAGTGGCACCAGGGCACGAGAAAGCCTTTCCAGCAGGCAATCCAAAAGTGTTGGCAATTGTTGGGGTTTTTCCATTTGGGGAGACGGCATTAGTGACCTTTCTATCCATAGAGCGTTTAAGTTTCATTGGTTTCCTTTCTAATTTGATAATAGCATTTTTAATTGTTATTGTCAATTTTCTTGTGTTTAACTTTTCGGGAATAAACTTTTTTGTTCCTTAATGGCGTGGCAGCATTAGATCTACGTAATTCTTGAATACGTTTAATCTGAGAGTCTGTTTTTTTCCACATAAAATTATCTTATCAGATTTCTGGAGAAAAATCAAATTGCCCGTAAATGGGCGTTTCTAGACAAATCGGACATGCCGCCAGGGGGGATTTTAACGCATTACAAATAATTTAAAAATTGTATCGTCAGAAAATTCTTGCAATTCTTTTTCACCAAATTCATTTTCGTATTTAATTACAATTGCATCTTTTGCTAAAGACAATTCAAGAACCTGCACAACTTCATTATCAATTTCAATTAGATCACCTTCTAGCAGTTGGTCTGCTAAAAGATTATCTACATAGGCATAGTCCATAACTAGCATTGTATCAGTCATTTAGTAGATACCTCGCCATTGCGATAAAAAGTTTTTGTATACATTTTACCTGTTGGGTCAGATAGATTATAGGTTGCGTATTCTTTAGCATCGCCATAGTCTACGCATTTATCCCATACATTTACAGCGTCAAGCATATCTGATACTCGCAGGGTATTTACCAATTCTCCGTCATACGAAGTAGTAATAGCATAGGTGTAGTCCATTTTATATTTCCTCTCTTTCAATAATCCACGCATCTAGGTGGTGTTGTTCAATTATGGCATGAGCAGGGGCAGTAGTCAAGCCACGCCACGATACGCCTTCAGGCAAGGGTATTTCTAAATCCCAAAGTCCAGCATCATTGACGGCATCTATGGCTTCAATACAAGGTTGAACCATAGTTTTAGGAACGGGTGGATAGTGATTAGCAGATAGGTGAATACCTACCTGCGTTTCAATATCTAAGTTATCAGCAAGAGCCAAATCATTAGCAAAATTACTTCCCATTTTAGTTAGCCTCCATTGTTGTGAATAATTCAGGCTCGGAGATTAGTCCGTTATCCCAAATTACATCTCCGTCATCATCAAGAATAATTCCATAAGGATTACAAATACAATCCTCAAAGTCATAGTCCTCTCCGTTAGACCAATAATTTACACCCTTACCTTCACACAAATTACAATTAGAAATAGTGCGTAGTGCGTATTCCAATTTATCCATTTTTCATTTCCTTTCTTTCAATACTCTGAGCCTATCAGATAGGGCTGACAAAATCAAATCTGACACGCCCCGTCCGATATGTCCGTTTTGTCCTACCAAGAGGACTGATAATAGAATGATAGATTTTCAAAGTCAGGTCTATCAATAAGGGGCTGTAATTGATTTATGGTATCCATTAGGTCTTTCCAATACCACTCATCTACATCTGTACCACCAAAGAAAAATCCTTCTCTAGGTGGCAAGATATTAGGGTCTTTATTAGTAATTGCCAAAGTACAAGCATTTACTAATTCTTTCAATTTAGCATGAGATACATAGTATTCTCCACAGTCATCTTCTCCACGCTGTACATTTTCTACAAACCAGCCATGAACAGAATTTACTTTTCGCCAATAGGCTACATTTACGGATACATCTACACCATAGATACTTTCTACATCTACAAGCGTATCAACACCAGCAGCCTCAACAACATCATTCCATTGTGGAACGGTAGCCTCAGAGTATCTAGTATCGCTATCACGATCTAACTTACTCCAGTCAATTTTATTTATGTGCTTACGAGCACTAAGATACATATCCAAACCCATTTTATTCTAATCCTTTCTCTAGGTCTTTCAACTGCTCATCTGTGAGCATTGTGCTTAGCATTCCAAAAGCATAAGCATAGTGATAGCCTTCAACGGCTTGTGATTTAGAATAATCTAAAACTTTATTTAGAATTTCTTGTCTATCCATTTTTTTTGTCCTTTCATTTTCAGGCTTCCAGCCTACCATTTTCTACTGACAATTTCAATTTAGACACGCCCAGATTTTGTGAGAAAATTCACAAGCCCCGTAAACTGTAACGTAATTCACATTGTGGATAACCCTGTGGAAAACTGGGCGGCAAATGAAAAATTTGTGCCAGGATCAGGGAAAAAATCCTGGCGCAACTTAATTCTAATTAATAGAATTAAAAAGTAATTCTGTATTTTCTTTTCGTAGATTTTTATTTTCTATCTCAAGCCTTCTCATAGTTATAAGCATTGAGAAGAAAAAAACTCCGAAAGAAATCAGCGAGAGAGTTAGAATAAAGTTTGTCATGCTGGAATTAGTCCTAACTCATCAACGCCACAAGCCTTTTCAAATTTGGCTTTGTCAAATCTGTCATTGTCAGAAAGAAAATACTGAGCAAATTCCTCTACTAAATCCTCAAAAACCTGTGGGTGAATTTCATCAGCGAAGCCTTTGAGAATATTAGAAGTTTTGATATAGTCTTTTCGTGTCATCATTATTCATTCGCTCCTAACAAAATCCATGAGTGAGTAGCACCTTCATTGACACGCTCTAACTCAGAAAGAATTTCTGCTGTTGTCATTAGTGAAGGTCTGCCTAGTAATTCAGTAATGGCAGAAATATTGAGAGCAATAAATTCCTCAGCAGGCAACCTTTTGATAGCACCTAAGAATGGGGAATGGTCAGCGATACGAGAGACGAAATTTACTCCGTCTGCTGTGAATGGATAATCTGTGTATGTCATTTTAGTTCTTTTCCTTTTCTGTTTTGTTATTGACAATTGTAGCGATTTTCTCTAAGTTTGTCAAGCGAGTTTTTTCTCGCTGACTTTCAACAAGTTTTTTGTATTCATCTAATTTCATTAGTCTGCCACCTTTACTGCGACAGTAGCCCAACGATTACCATTGAAGCGAATTGCGTAAGCGTCATAGCCGTCAAGCCAAATATCCTCACGCTTTTCAGCGAAAGTAATTTCGCCATATTGGTATTTTCTCGCAAGTGAGCGAGGGTAGTAAGTTTGACCCACTAGCAGGTCTGGAATTGAATAAGTTTTCATAGTTTTTACCTTTCTTTATAAATCTATTATTTCATTTTTTTAGGGGAAAGTCAAATTGAAATCCCCTTGATTTTTGTGATAAATATCACACAGGGAGAATATCTCTCCCGTAGTATTCAACGGCATCAATGATATTCATTACGCCTTTATATTCACGGCAATTTGAGCAGATACTATCCCAACGATCAAAAGTGCGTGAGCAAAATACGCAGATATTATCCTGAATTGAATAACCATTATCAATTAGAAAATCTGCTGTTTCAATTATTTTGTTAGTCATAAGTTTTCCTTTCTTTTTCTTACTCCGTAAGTCTAGCAGAAATCTCTGACAAAATCAAATCCAAATCACGCTTAGATTTTGTGAGAAATATCACAAGAAACGTAAGCACGACACGCCCGAGTGCGGGGGCGGCAAATATTTTGCGGCAAATACCGCAAGTCCAAAATGTCCGATTTGTCAATGTGACCAACACCACAAAAGACACGCATGATTTAGACTTGACTTTGTCAGTGTTATCTGTTATTATTCTCCTATAACAAAAAGAAAGGTTAGAAAAATGATTCAAGATTTTATTTACGATGTGGTTGATTTCCTAGAGGATAACGCTTTAGGCGTTGTTGTTAGTTTCACACTATTTTGCCTCCCTATGCTCTATTTTGTGAGATAAATCACACCACGCCTACGGCGTGTCGCCTTGACTTTTGGCAGGGCATAGAGTAAAATTCTCCTATAAATAAATAAGAAAGTGTCTAAAGAAAGGACAACTAAGAATGATAAAGAAAAATTGTATGCTATGTGGTCAGACCACTCATGTATCTAAACGCAGTATCCCTGCTATGTGTAACGATTGTATAGAGGGTCTAAATCGTGTGAGGTAAATCACACAAAAGGGGTATCCATTGACCCCCAAAATGTCAGTGGGGGGGTATAGAATAAAATCACTAAACAAAAAGAAAGGTTAGGTAGCAAAATGCTAACACTAAATTACACAGCAGAAAAAGATAACTCTATCGTTTCTGTATCAAATAGACTTATGGTAAGTGAGTATCAAATAAATGACTTACTAGATAGCCTTGTATCAAATGGCTATACAATTCTCTCCACCGAAATCGGTGACGGAGATTACTCTCAGCACTGGAACGGATAGGTGATAAGAATGATAAACTCAGTTCAGAGAATAAATTGTGACGAGTGTTATGGTCACGGCGTTATCTTCTATGGTGACGAAAATGATTACTCAATAGAGCCTTGTGAGTGTGTATGACCTACACACTAGAGCAACAACTAAGGCTCGCATGGATTACTAAATACGGAAGCCCCGAAGGGTATCACAAAGCAACACAACAAGAGAAAGAGAGAATACTAAATGAAAGTAACAATAACTAGCATGTCAGGCAATACATCAACAATGGAATTGCCTACAAAAGAAAATGTCTATTACTTTATTGACTTGTATAAAAAATCACTAAAGAAAAATCAACGAGTAAAAATTACTTGTGACATTCTCGGAATTGACGGGTATTTACAAGGCACAGCCCCCATTAGATAAATGCCCTAAGTGCGATCTCTCAAATGTGGTCGCACTATTTTTTTTATTATTTTTTTTCAAAATCATGCATCATACATCTTAGAAAAAAATTCAGATTTTTGTAGAATTGAAAATAGTCCAAAACTTCTTCATATCTGGCAAACTGGCTGGATTCTTAGTAGGAATGCCTTCTTTGCTATAAGCAGCCCTAGCGCCAGCATCATTATCAATAGCAAGGTTTACAGATCCCTTTAATCTTCTAGCAACCTCAGCCTTATGTTTATTAGATTCACGGGTAGAATAAGGATTCATTATCAATCTAGAATATTTAACACCAGCAGCCCTGAGTGCTCTAACTGTTTCTGCTCTTTGAGAATTTGGACGACCAGTAACAATAATAATAGATCCAGGCAATGCATTAATATAATCTATAACTCTACGAATAGGGCGGGTACCATAACGAAGCAATGTATCATCAATATCTACTATAGTCGCCATAATACGATTATATCCTATTTGATATAATTAAAAAATGACAAACCCCAAATTCTGTATCCACGTATACCAATATGTCCATTCTGAGGTTTGTCCTCACTGTGGACAACTAACCTGTGAACCCAATTTCGAGCGGGAATCAAAAGAATTCAAAAAATTCTACAAATCAGATATCCCTAAGCAATACATATGTCCAGTAGAAGGTGGAACAATTCGTGGATGGTGGAGTATTTAGGTTTTTCAAATCACAGTACTAGATTATTTTTGATTTCTTTAATAATTCTATCTTTGTTTTTAAAAATACTATAATACTCTTCTAATTTTCTAAACTTTTCTGGTCTAAATGCTCTAGCATTTCCAACACTATTATGCTGCTGTCTTAAATATTCAGTAAAATAAAATTGTTTGAATATAATTTTTTTGTCGGTATAAAATTGAATATACTGATAAATGTCATCTTCTTTGATAACAAAATCGTTATATTCATTTCTTAGATAAAATGCATAATCTATATTTCTAAACCATTTTCCAATATCAAGTGTTCCTGGAATATTCATGCACCTTTTTGAAACTTCATTTTGTTCAAAAAATGGCTGAATACCTACAGATAATTTTAAACTTTTCTCTTCTGTAAAAAATATTGACTTTTGATCAAATGAAAAGTTTCTATCTTTTATAGATCTAACAACTACATGTTTATGAAAAAAATGTTCTCCATATTTTGTAGTTGATATATCAT